CTTCCGATCTGTCTTTGCCAATACCTAGATGATTGAATAGCTGCAGCTTGTTTTACTGCTTCCGGGACTGCTGAGAATCCAAATTTTGCATATACAGACAAACTCTTTCTATGCCCTGTTGGAAGCAACTCGCCAGAGTTGGAGATTGCCATAACTATTTTGTTAAATGGCATAGCTGGAGTCTCACTTGCAGCATTTAACGGATATAAATAATAGTCGGTATTCAAAGTATATGTAGTATCTACTGTTCCGTCTGCTTGTAAAGATTTAACAACTAGTCCAGTTGTTGTTGAAATATCGTCCACATCTGCAAAGTCTGGAAATTCACAATCATAGTATCTAGTTTGCAAACTAGTTTGATGAAAGAATCTACCACAATAAGAATCTATTGCTCTACTTGCAGCGTCAATAGCCATATTTAAGTTGTCATCTTGTCCAGAGCCAGAATAACCTAAAAAGGTTTTAAGCTCGGATAAAGCAATATAGTCAGACATCTATCTGCTACTTGTCTTCAGTATCTTTTGGTTTTACTGCTTTATTTTGTGTTTTTGGTTTAGCTTTAGGCATAGCTGGAACTGGATCTCCTATAGAAGCTACAAGAACACCTGAAACAAAAGGACATTTTTCTCCTTTTTTCAATGCTCCAGTCTTGTTATCTTTCCAAACCATGTCGCTAGGCTTTTCAATAATTTTCATTTTATTCTCTCCTGACAGCACAGACTCAGGATTCATACTCTGAGTCTGTAAAACTGCCATAATCTATTACTCTATATCGTTTATTCTTGTGAAAGCTTGTGGCTTGTAAACAGCTAAGGCATATCTTAAAGAAGCCTTAATTGTTAGAATATCTTTGCCAAAATCTCCGTCATTTGCAGAGTCAGAAATTTGTAATTCCATTCCTCTTCTCCAAACGTGATTAACAGCAAGAGATCCACCCCATTTTCCAACAACTACATCAATAGTTGTGGATACTGCTCCACCAATTTGAGTTGATTTTACAACCGGGAGTCCCCAGATTGTAGGACTTCCAGCAAACGCTGAAGCTCCGAGCATGAAGTTGTTGTTTCCGTCAACTTGCCCTGCAAGTGCTTCATAAGCAGCTGGACTCATAACGATAGCGTCAGGACTTAAGTATCCGTTAGTCTCAATATCTTTAATACCCTGTAGGATAGTTCTTAACTTTCCTCCAGCAGTAGCTGGAAAAGCTCCAGCAGTATAGTTGATATTGTTAATTCCTGTGTGCTGAGTTACACCTCTAATATCAGGTGCAACAGCTCCACCTATTAAAAATTCTTTCTCAAGTCTTTGCATAACGTGATTAGCAAGTCTGCCGTCAAAGTATGCTCTTGCTCCTGCTTGGTCTTCAAGCAACTCTGCTGTAATAGGTAGAGTTGTTATGAATTTCCTTACAGGTGCAGTTTCTGAACTATAAGAAAAAACATCTTCCGGTGCAGCAGCAGCTTCAGCTGTCTCAGCTGCATTATTGGTAGATGTTTCTTTTAAGAAATAATAGGTAGTTTGGTCTGTCTGAATAGAATCAACCAAATCCAATACAGGATTAGGGTTAGGCTCAAGAGCTGGAATTACCTGTTGGTAAATTGTGTCTCTTGTCCATGTAGAAGTAGTAACTGTTGCTTTTGCTTCAAAAGGAACATTTTTAATTCCGTGATCTACAAAGGATTTATAAGCGTCAGAAGCTAAAAACTGTTGTCCTAAGCTCTTTGGCTCTTCCTTTACAGGCTCTCCGTAAACTACATTCTCTCCAGAAACTTGCTTTGCAGAGTCAATTTCTTCTTTATTAGAAGCCTTGATGTCATCAAGATTCTGTAATTCAGTAATCTTATCTCCAATGTCAGCTAGTTCCTGATTTCTTTTTTTGATTTCTTCCTTTTGGTCGGAAGATAATTCAGACAAATCCTTAACGGAATCAAATATCTTAGCTAACTCATCAGACTTAGCGTTTTTCTCATTCCTGAGTTCTTTTAATGTTTCCACTTGTTATATTTCTCCTATAAAGTTTTTAGAAGTGTTTTTTGCACTTCCAAAAAGAGTTCATTATCAGCTACTTCATCATTACCAAATTGAACTAAAATATCATCTAATTTATTATAAAGCAGATTCATTCCAGCTAAATATTGAGTAACAATTTCCGTTGAATTTGAACTCATTGTCTTTTTTTCCGAGTTTCTTAGAAGAGCTAGTTCTTCTATTCTCTCTATGAAAGCTTTTAACTCTGCAAGGGAGTCATGAGCTTGTTCTCCAAGTCTCTTTCCTGTTGAGACTTTGGCTTCAGAGTCCTCAGACTCTAAAACTTCTTCAGAGGATTCCTCTTGGATTTCCTCTTCAATTTTTTCTTCTTTTGAATCTATTTGTTCAAGCCCTGATTTCAAGGTCTGAACAAAAGTATTCTGTTGAGCACCAACTAATACTGGACTAACTTCCCAGACTTTAACATCTTTCAAAAATCTAACTTCTTTCTCTTTTCCTTTTTCATCAGTAATAGTTCCTTTTTCTGAGTCTAAAACTTGGAAGCCATAAGAAAATTGTTGCATATCTGCCATAGCTTTAACTGTTTCATAGGCTTCTCTCCCTCTTTCAGTAGGTAGGAAGTATCCTCTAAAGACTGCTTTATTTCCTGCATTTTCTAATGTTCCTCTGCCTACAGGCTGACTCCAGTCGTGATTCCAAACTAAAGGGATCTTATTGTCTGCATAACCAGACTTCAAAGCTCCCGGAAGTGTTATATCGTTATCTGAATCAATCTTGTCATATAAGGAAAAGACTGCCTCCATGTATCGTTTTTCTCCCTCTTCTTTTAATTCTATAGAGGAAGTTTTGACTTCTAAGTCCTCTGGTCTATTTTGTTCACTCATTGATAATCTCCACAAAAGCTTCTGTACATCTACAGTTTATTACTAAATCTGCCGGAGCTTTTGGATCTCCCGGAAAATCTAGCTTGTGTCCATTATACATATAAAAGCTATCCATAGGCACTCTTTGATTGTCTAAGATGATATGAGCCTCCCTTACTCTGTCATCTCTCATAGATACCCATTCCTTTTCTAAAGTTTTACCTGTTGCCTTAGCAGCTCTTTCTCTTGCCCAGCTTGTAGCCTTTAACGATTCTGTTCTAGCTATTACTTTGGCTCTTCTAAGAGATTGTCCCCCTAGAGTCTTATTAATTCTATTAGCTAAATCATCAAAGAACTTCTTTCCTGCTGGAGTATCTGCTGTAGGATTAATAATTCCCATTTTCTCTGCTTCTTTAAGAGCGTCTGATATTTGAGTAGCAACCCTCTTTCTAGTTGTCTTATTTAACTCTTTCATAACTCCTCTAGCGTTTTCCTGTAAATAACTAGCAGCTTGTCCGTCTTGAAAGACTGAGCCAACAGCTTTTGGCAATTCTCTTTGTCCTCGATAAAAACCTTGTTCAACTATCTTTTTAAGTGTTCTTCCCTCATCTAATAACCCTGCAACAGTTCCAAAAACTGTCCTCAATGCTTGTTGTTCAGTTACATCTACATCAAGATCAACTTCTGAAGCTGCCTTAAAGGATTCATTCTTAGGGAACATCTTGTCCCAAGTCTGTAAAGAGAAGTCATCTGCCATTGATAAGTACAGTGGAAGCAACTCCTCATGGAAGTCTGTCTTTTCTATTAATATATCCATATTGAGTTTAAGGCTTTCAATATCTTGGGAGAGCCTAGCTGCTTTTACAATATCTCTTTTTTGTCTATTTAATTCTTTAGCAGAGATATTAGAAAAGACTCCTGCCCATTTTTCCCTGAGTGTGTCAATAGCTTTCCAATACATTACTTTCTCTTCTTCAGAGTTGTATCTTTTGACAATAGGAAGTCCTAAGAATTTAGTTGTTGGATCTTCCCAACTGTATAAGTCGTAAGATTCAGGAGTTGTTACATTTTCAGCAAATTCCTCCTCTAGTTCTTCTTCTTCATCTTCCTTTTTATCTATCCAAGAATTATGTACTCTTTCTCCGTCTGCTGTATAAGAGAAAGTGTCATCTTTCATCTCTTTCTCTGGTGCTACCTCTTGATTATCTTGTCCAGAATATATTTTTGCTCCAGATCCGTCTGCTGCAACCTCTATCTGATTCATGTCTCTAAGATATATATCCATAGTTGATTCATCTGCTACAAATCCAGTTGATTTCCTAGCTTCTGCAAGTGTTATGAAACCTGCTTGAACTCCTTTAATGATTCTATCCATTTCAGCGTCCTCATCTTGACTTAAAGCCCTTACACTAGATAAGTCATATTCAAATCTGAAATCAGGAGAATCTTCAAAGTCAGCTAATAAGAGTTGGTTAGTTAATTCAGAAGCTATATTTCTCCACATAGGGATCAACTTCTGTTCAGTAAAGAACTCTCTAAGCTCTCTAACATTAGAATAAGTAGCTCTCTCAAGCCCTGCTCCTAGCCCAGCTAAGATAGCTGGTACACCAAGAGAAGCAGATATTCTCTCTTCATTAACATAACGGAGCTTTCCTATTTCTAAATCTTTAGGACTGAAAGATATTGTCTTAACATCTATCTCCCCTCCAGAGATAACTAGAGGACGTCCTCTGTTTTCTCCTCCAAATCTCCTGCCAAATACATCTGCTATGTTCTCTGCCTCATCTGAGGTCATTCCTAAATCACTTCTAGGACTTATAATTGTTCCGGGAACACCCATATTCTTAACAAGTGCTGCTGCCATTTGTGAAGCTGCACTATCTCCTAGAATCTCAACCATTACAGCTCTTAATGGTGCATAGCCTCTTCTGTAGTTTGCTGGATCTATTCTCTCTCGTAAGTGAATCATATCTTCTCTTGTTATATCTAAAGTCTGTCCCTGTTGCTTATATTCATAATGAGTTATTAAATCTGCCTTAGTTCCTTTTACTTCAACAGATTCAGGCATTAGAGGGAATAATTGAACAACCTCGCCTAATTCATTCCTTAATTTAAGGATAAAAGCGTCTCCAGATACAGCTATTGCAGAAGTTATGTAATTAGCTAATAGGTTAGAAGACATAAAAGGAGACGGCTTTTCATACAACATAGAAGCAGCATGATTCTCTACTATCTCGTCTCCCTCTGGAGTTCTTTGCATGACTACTAACTTAGGCTCAGAAA